GACAGGGTAGAGAACAGCAGGCCGATCATGACGATCTCCTCGCTGTTCACCGCGGGCGAACCCGGAGAATAGCTAAAAGTGATGAAATTGTCCGCGTGCGGATAGGGCACAGTGCAATCGGCAACGGCTCCGGTTTCAAGCGTCGTTGGGTCCAGGTACGTCTGCCGGACGGCTGGCACGTTTCCCACGTAATAGGTCGGGTAGAGGCCCACGGACCAGGTGCGCGCGGTGGCAGTGGTGGCCCACTTCTGCGCCTTGATAAAGGCGATGAGGGTCTGGTAATACGTCCCGCCCGAAGCGTTGTAGCGGCTCTCGATGGTCAGTCCCGGCGGCATTGCACTCCAGGCGCCGTACCCGTTCATACCCGTCGCCTGGAAGCACTGAATCCCCACATTGCAAGGCGCGCACCCTACGGGGGCGTATTCGAGGAGCACTAGCTCGGGCGAAATCCCTGGAGAGGCCAAGGACAAGCCCGAAGCCGTCACGGTGTTTGGGCCAGGCTTCAGGATGGGGCAGACCCAGACTTCGGAGTTCCCGAAGTTTGAGTAATAGCCAGGGAACTGATACCAGACGTTGCCGTTCGTGTCGGTTACTCCCGACGACGGCGTGCTCGAATCTTGGCTGATCCAGGCGATGCCGATATTCCCCTGCGTGTTGTTCGAAGCGAAGGCACAGGGCAAATTTCCGCCCGAGCCAGAGACGCCGTAGTACGCGACGTTGGATTGGACCCAAGTGAGACCCGGCATTTATGCGGCCAGCTTCCCGCGCAGCTCGGCGAGCGCGCTCTTTTCCAGGTTTGAGATTTGGCCGCGCGTGACGTTGAAGGCGCGGCCCACCTCTTCCTGTGTCTGCTCGTCGTAGTAGCGCATTATTGTCACGGGGTGACTTCGAGGGTGCGATCCGATGCGCCGGATACCGCCAGGCGCGTCAACTGCGGCATGATGATGCAGCCCTCCGATGCGCTTTGATCGTGGCGCGAATTGTCGCCGTGCATGAAGAAGCCGCTTCGCCCGTGCATCTCGTTGCTCGGGTCCGGAGTCAGCGGCATAGCCAGCGGGCCGAGGTGATCGGGCGGATTCAGCGGATGGCCCACAGTGTAGATGCCTTGCGGCAGCGGCCCGCGGTCCACCACGTCTTGCATGGCTGGATTATTCAACCCCGCGCCGTTGCCGGAATAGCCAGTGCCGAGCACGCCGCCGTCGTCGCTGGTCAGTTGCCCGGTGGTCTGCGAGTACTTCATAAGGTGTTGAACTCCGGGTCGATAACCGCAGTCGGACCCATGATCTGCGTGCACGCCTTTTAATTTGCTCCTTGTTTCGTCTCTCGCATCTTCTTGTCGGCGCATGGCGTACATGCAGGCCTCGGCGTGCCGATCAGCGAAGGGTACACCGTATCTGCCCGGGCTCCGCAGAACTGGCAAGTTCGTTGCCGGTTTGGTTTATCGTTGCAACAGCCCATCAGTTCTGATCCCCCGTGGGTGGCGTCTGGTTTATGCTCTGCGACTGCACAAGGTTCCATTCTACCGTGACAGCCACAATTGGCAGCGCCGATGTGTCGCCGCCGCTGGCCGTGATCTTCGGCACGATCACCTCCTGATCCTGAAACAGGATGCCCGCGATCGGCACAATGACCGGCGTATTGATGGCGGTCCCATGCGGAACCGTGATTGTCATGATGTCCGCGCCCTTGGTGAAAACCACCGTGAGATCCGCTGATATCGTGCTGGTAAGGATCGCCGTCAGGCGAGTTCCCCAGCCGATTTGATGCACGGTGATGACGTTGGCGCACGGGTTTGCAATCGCCAAGTTATTCAGCAGGATCGTCCTGGAGAACTTCGTCAAGCAAATCTGCTGGTAGGTGTTGGCGTGGAAGGCCGCCCAGGCTTGGTGCACCTGGGCGCGCGGAGGGCCGCCGCGCTGCTGGTAGGGAACTCCCTGCATGTCGGGAGTCTCTGCGGTGAGTGGCGTCTGAAGCGGGGGCGGGTTGTATCCGAGATTCGGAAGACTTTTCCGCGCCATCAGGACTCCGTACCGGGCTCCACGCTGGCATAGGCGTTGATGATTCGGATAAGGTTCGCCGAGTCGCTGATCGTAACCCTGTAGACGCGGTTCCGAGCCTGCCCCAACTGCCGAGCATAGAATCGCCGGAAGGTCCCAGGCGCGCTCTGATCCTGCGCCTGCTGAAGTGGGTAACTCCAAGCGTTGAAACTCCGGCCCCCGTTGTTTGAGTAGGAAAGCTGCGGTTGCGCGGTTCCGATATCGCAGTCCAGCTCGAAGCGCGGGTACTTGAGCCGCATGTTCGCCTTGTTGATGACCGGCGCTGTGCGGGTGTAGTTGATCGCCGTTCCCCCGTCGCTCGGGTAGGTGAGACTCGAAAAGTAGATATTGCCGGAGGACTGGCCGTCTCCCACGAAGTTCCCCACCGCGTCTCCGGTCGGGTAGACGAAACCCGGAGCACTGGCGAAACATACGGGCCACGCCGCCGCTCCATAAACCCGCTCGTGCCACAAGCCCGTGCTGAGGTCGTACACATAGGTTGCCGTGGGCTGGTAGGCGGAATTGCAGATGTTGAGCACGTAGAACGTGTGGCCGCCAGTCTGTTCGGCGTAGGCCCACATCAGCGGAAGCTCGAATGCCGGGGTCTGGTTGATGAGGTTCTCAATCGCCGGTGTGCTAACCCGGTTCGGGCTGAGTCCCTGCGTCATGTAGATTTGGCAGTACCCGGTGGCATCCGCGCCCGCCCACATGATCGTGTTGTAGAACTTGACGACCGATGCCGCGGCGAGACAACCGAGGTTGATCGTACCTCCCTGCATCCGAGCCAATGGAAAGAGCGGATTCCCCGCGTCGTACCATATTTCGATGGTGCGCTCTCCGAAGATCCACAGAAGCGAATTGAGGACCGCCAGGGCGATCACCTGGTCAGCCGATCCGCTGCGCACCACATAGTTGAGCGGGTCCCACATGGTGCCGTCCTCAAGATTGCTCACGTTGATCTGGTTCGGGCTGGAGGTCTGGAGGGATGCGCCGAGCGCAATCGTGATGAAAAAGCCGTCCAGGTATTCGAGGGCGATCCCGTAGAAGCCAAGTCCGACGCCCACCGTTGTCACCTGCTGGATGACCGCCGGCGGACCGGCCGCCACATTGAAAATCTGGCCCGAGCCCGCCGGGCACATAATCAACTGCGTGCCGGCCGAGTTCGCCTGGAAGTAGACCGGCCCCTCGTTCAGGACGTTGGGGTAGCCGCCATAGTTTGTCTTGATCGTTCCGTTCGGGTTGAGTTCGTACACTGTCGCGCCGGAAACCACAAACAGGCGGTTTGCTCCGACCCAGAAGGCTTGCAGCGGAGACGTGGGGAGAGTGATAAACGGAGTGGCCGACATACCCGGCCTGCCGATCAGTGCGATTTGGCTCTTGGCGCTGCCAATCTCCAGCTCAGGGAAAAGGTTGATGCTGCGCTCTGCGTCGATTACCGGGGAGATTCCCAGGTAGGTCGGGCCGCAGAAAGCGAAGGCCGAAGGCGGCAGAATTGGCATCTCACGCCTACTTTACATCATTTCAGCGCACATGGCCGAAAGGCTTATCTCCGCCATGCTCCTGATGTGTGCAAGGAAGGCCTCCCAAACTGCCTCGCAGCAGGGCGATCTCCTCGGATAACTGCCGCTTCGTTTCCACCGATTCATGGATCACATTGCGCAACTCGGCTTGTGTCGCCGCGGACTGCTGGAGAGCTTCGGTCACGCTTTTGATGCTCGAAACGATCAGCGCATCTTTGACGCCCAGCGCCTTCCAGAGGATCGCCACCGCGACGATAAGAGCGCCTTGCAGGGTAAGCTGGGAGGCTGTGCTAAGCCAGTCGGGAGCGGACGGCACGCTCCCGGATGCCACCTGTGCCTGAAGCACCGCCATGCTCAAGAGTGAAAGCACCATAACCGATTTAACGCTCACGCTATCAACCGTCCGTAGGTTTTCATGGGACACTGCCGCACCGCTTCCACTTTCAGCATGACCGTTTTGGGTGCCCCTGTAAATAGCATGGCAGTACTGGACCGTGAAAACGTACACAGTAGGATTTTGCTTATCCACGTCCGAACATGCGGTCTTCACCAATGC